CAGTAGTAGGTCATTGTCTCCTACAGCGGGTTGATACGATCGACACACCACCTACGCTACCAGAGGTATCCGTACCACCCACTGTAAACCACGATGGGAAGGATGATGGGAGTAAGGGTGATCCGACTATGCTGTTCAGTGGTTGTGCTAATGCCTTAAACGCTGTGCAGCAAGTCCTTGAGGGCGGTGCTAAGAAGTACGCAGCTAACACATGGCAGAAGGTTCCCGATGGGATCAACCGCTATTGGAGGGCATTCAGCCGCCACAAGGTAGAGGTAGATATCCACGGACTAGAGGCAGTGAACCCAGATTTTGGTCTACTGCACATTGACCACATGATTACAGATTTACTATTCATTAGAGAGCTAATGTTTAAACAAAATAGAGGGTAACACAATGAGCGTTGAGCAGCTTGAGTTAGAACAGCAGTATAGTAATGAGAGCATTGCTCGGACACAACGCAGCCTCCTTGACTCATTTGAGCGAGGTAGGGCTGCGGATACCGGGCCTGCTCGACGCATTGTATCATCCTTGTTTGAAGAAGCTACTAAGGCTATTGAAGATATGCTTAATGAGAGGACAGCGGGTTTAGGTGGTAAGTACCGCTCGCTGATCCGCATCGTCAAACCAGATATCCTTGCGGTTGTAGCGATTAGAACAGTCATCCGCGCTACGGGCCTAGCCCTCGGTGAGCAAACGCCACAGGATGTACTACAGCAGTTAGGTAAGACACTAGAATCAGAAGTATATGTTCAGTATGTTTTGATGAAGAACCCAGTGTATCTGGAGATGACTGTAAAAGACTTGGTCAAACGTAGGGTAAAGGATGTTACCGTTATCAACAGATCATATAGCAAAGCTCTACAGGAGTGTGTACCTGAGTACGAGCCGTGGTCTACGGAGTACAGATTAGGTGTAGCTAGGATCGTTTTGGCGGCGTTATACCCATTAGAATTCTTCGAGTGGCGTAAGGGCACGAACACACGTAATCAAGTGATCCACGCAGCGTACCTCACACCCCAAATGCAGGCCATCCTGGACCCGATGGTGACAGAGTTCAATTGCCGGATGATCTACCCTCCCATGATCGTCCCACCGAAGCCATGGACGGCTTTTGATGATGGTGGCTATTTATCCGAGGGGTTGCAGGTGCGAGCACCGATGGTTGGTTTCCGTGGTATGCCTAGCAAATATCGTGAATGGGTAAAGGAAGAGTTGTCAAAGCCCGTAGCAGACCCTATGCGGGCCGCTATGAGCAAGGCACAGTCTGTGGCATACCGCATCAATGTACCTGTACTCAATTGCGTACAGGCCATTATGGATGGCAACATGGGTATTCTTGGATTACCTTTGCGAGATGGCCCACCAAGACCTGAATTCCCGATGCACGAAGACTGGGATAAAGCTGATGGTACTGAGTCCGAGCTACGGCAGTTTGAAGACTGGTGCGGTAAAATGCGTGACTGGTACACCATTGGCAAGACACGTATCGGTATGGTGAAGGGCTTATCAAACAAGATCAAGTACCTACGCACCTATCAGGGTAGATCGAAGCTGTGGTTCCCTATGTACGCAGACTGGCGTGGCCGAGGTTATTTCCGCCCGTCAGTGAATATGCAAGATTGTGATGCGATTAAGGCGTGCTATGAATTCGCTGACGGTAAGCCCTTGACAGAAAGAGGCGCGTTCTGGTTGAAGGTTCACGTAGCAAATTGCTGCGGGTTCGATAAGCACCTACCCGAAATCAAGGCACAGTGGACAGATGATAACTGGGAGATGATCCTAGACTTCATTGACAATCCCCTTGCAGTACAGCCACCAGAGAACGATACAGCGTTCACGCTATTACAGGCTGGCATAGCCCTCCGTGATTACATGAACGATACCACGACGCTTGTACACGTCCCAGTAGCGATGGATGCTACATGCTCAGGCTTGCAACATCTATCTGCAATGCTACGTGATCCAATCGGCGCAGCCCACACCAATCTGGTATATAACGGAATGGATCAGAAGTCGGATATTTACGGGTACGTTGCTTCTATAGCCGATAAATTAAAGCTATCGGAAGATATTGATGCAGTAGTCAAAAGCTATTGGTCTGAGTTCCCAATCCCCCGCAGCATGGCTAAAGGGCCGGTAATGACCTACGTATACGGCAGTACGCTACAATCCACTATGGATTATGTAGTGGCTGACATGGTATCTAGAGACATGGAACCTATCCTAGACACAGATGGTAAGGTTCTATTTAGCCTACGTAGACTTGGTGTTGTAGTAGCTAAGACCTTACGTACCGGTGTACGGGAAGCAGTACCGGCAGCGGATGAAGCTATGCGTTACATCATCAAGCTAGCTAGGCACTGTGTAGATATTGATGGACAACCGACACCTATGCGCTGGATTAGTCCTATTGGTATGCCTGTAGTAGGCTGGGTAGACGTTATGGTAGAGAAGCAACTAGCCGTACGATCTATGGGGCTTGCTGCACTACTGCTACGATTCCCTACCGGTGTGTTCGATAGAAGTAAGGCGCTAAGTGGTATTAACCCTAACGTCGTCCATTCTCTTGATAGCGCCCACCTATGGGCCGTAATTAACCGATGTGATTTCCCTATCCTCCCAATCCACGATTCCTTCGCCTGCCACCCAAATGACGTTGATGATATGCACTTAGCGATACGCCAGACCTTCCTAGAGCTTTACGAGGAGCGTGGGCTGGGGATGCTATTGGAGCTAAATAACTTCTCAACCACGATGGATTGTGAGCGTCCTGTGATCGGTGATTTTGATCTGAAAAACGTCCTAAATTCCCCATTTATGTTTTGTTGATATGAAGTAATACTTATTGAGGAAACATAATCTCACTCGTTTTAAGGAATGATCTATGGTGCAATTCGGGGATGGCCACTAGACATGATGTACCTTAGAATGGGGGTAGGGGGATAAGCAGAAAAAGCAAAGACTTTAAAACAACTACTTTATAACTACTAAAGAGGGATTATGTAATGTCTGATACTAAACACAATACTACCTTTACTGATAAACAGATAGAGGAACTAAACAGAGTATTCCCAGAAGATGTAAGTCTTACCACTACAGATATTATGATGTATCGTAATGGTCAGCGCTCTGTGATTAAGCATATGGAGATGCTTGTAGCGCAAGCTAAGAACAGAGGTAAGGTACTATGAGCTACAACCTAGTAGTATATCCAGTAGCAAAGAGCTACATTCAACACAGTGACCTACGTTGCGTACTACGCAGTATGTACTATGCAAACCGTATCCCAGAGGTTACGAACATTAATGATTGTGTAGATAGCTTAGCGCATGAGATTAGTGACTGTATCGTACTAGTAGCAGAGTCCAATGAGGGACGTGCATTAGTGGCGTATTCAGTACCAACCATGAGTGCAGCTTGTCCTGGTAGAGGTGTAGTAATTCAGCACTGTCTAGCAGAAGGACAAGACCCAGGTCTAGTACCAAAGCTATTCAAGATATTAAAGGCTGACTGTAAAGCTAAGAACCTTCAATGGTTCCTTACCCAGCGCAGAGTGGCATCACATCAATACTTAGTCAAATATAATAGGATTCGATAATGGGTAGTGTAATCAAAATGGGTAAGAAAGTCCTTGGTAGTGTGCTAGGTATCAGTGATGGTGGTGATGGCGGTGCAGCCGCAGCACAGCAACAAGCCGCAGCACAGAAGGCCCAGTACGATAAGCAGATATCTGATATCGCAGAGGCTAATAAGTTAGCTGCTAATAAGTCCATCAACGATACCGTGAAGGTGGAGGTTGGTGGTGATGCTACAGCCTCTAGTGATTTACTTGGTGAAGTCAAGAAGAAGCGTACAGCCAATAGTAATAGCTCCTCTCTAGGCTTAGGCTAATGGAGAAGCTAGCCCAGTTATACGTAAAGTATGAGGAGGGGAAGCTGCTCCAAGCGTGGAAGAACTTTGCCTTGTGGACTATTCCAGCAGTATTCCCACACACCGATCAAAAGGATTCACAGATACAGCACGACTACCAGTCTATGGGTGCAATCCTAGTGAACAACTTAGCTGCGAAGCTAGTGGCACTGTTGTTCCCTGTGAACCAAGCCTTTATCAAGATTCAGGCTACTGAGGCACTAGCCGATGTACTCCCAGCAGAGTTCAAGGGTCAAGGTACAGAGATGGAGTCGAACCTAGCAGTGCTAGAGACAGATGCGTGTAAACGCCTATTCCTTAATGCCAGCTATGCGCAGCTTATCCAAGCCATGCGCTACCTAATCATTACTGGTAACTGCCTGTTATGGCGTACCGAGGGGAAGTTGGTAGTGTACGGGCCTAAGAACTTCGTAACCCTACGCGACAATACAGGTGATATCCTGTGTACCATTATTCGTGAGAGTATGTCAGTCGGTGGACTGCCAAGGGATATCCGCTCAAAAGTACCTGGTATTGAGAATAAGAAAGAGCATGACTCTGTGATGCTCTATACCAAGGTAGCTGGTGGGTTACTACCCAACGGTAGGAAGGTACACTACGTCACTCAAGAGATTGAGGGAGTTCCTGTAGGTAAGCCGAGTACGTACACAGAGAATGCGTGCCCTTACGTTGTATGCACATGGAACCTTATCAACGGTGATTCTTATGGCCGAGGCCACGTAGAGGATCATAGTGGGGACCTGGCAAAGCTTAGTGATCTATCGCGTGCCTTAACGATCTATGAGATTCAGTCATGTAAAGTAGTTAATCTGGTTAAGCCCGGCAGTACGGTAGACGTAGACTCCTTAAATGATGCAGAGGATGGTGAGTGGGTGCAGGCAGACCCAGCAGCCGTAGGTGTGCATGAGGGTGGCGAGTACCAGAAGATACAGCAAATCAACGCTGATATTCAGATGATCTTCCAGCGCTTATCCACTGCATTCATGTACAGAGGTAACACCCGTGAAGGTGAACGTGTTACAGCCGAAGAGATACGTACTAATGCGGAAGAGGCTGATCGTACCCTTGGTGGAACACATAGCCACTTAGCCCAAGCAATGCAATTACCACTAGGCTACCTACTAGTAGCTGAGGAAGACCCTAAATTCATGGGTGCAGTAATTGCTGGTGGTGTATCCCTAGAGATTCTAACGGGTATCCCAGCGCTAGGTAGGGCAAGTAAGGTGACTGCAATGCTAAATGCAACGCAGATATTAGCAGCTATGGTGCCGGCTCTACAGCAGATCAGCTCACGTTTAGATAAGGAAGCTATCGTAGATATGGTTTATACCTCGTTTGGTATGGACCTCAAAGAAATCATGCTTAGTGAGGAAGAATTGAAGGCAGAGGCAGTAGTGCAGCAAAATGCAGCAGCAGCCGCTAACCCAATGGATACCACAGGCGCTATACAAGGAATTATGTAATGAGCGGATTACCTCCAGGAATTCCCCCAGCAGGGACAGCACCACGTATGGATGGTGTACCAGCAGATCGACAAACACCAGTAGTACCAGTCGTAGAGCAGCCGGTAGTACCTGTAGCTCCAGTAGTACCAGTTACCCCAGAGATCAAGACACCGACAGTAACACCGTTACTACCAGCCGATGCTGCACAGACCTTAGGTACTACCGGTAATGCGGTATTAGACCTAGCTATCAACGCATTCAGTAAAGTATCTGGTTGTACCGATGCAGACGTATCCCGAGCAACAGCTACTGCTATTACACATGGTGATGTGTCATTAATAGATAAAGCATTCCTACGTGAGCGCTTCGGTGTCCATGCGGATCAGGCTATTCAATTAGCAGAAGCCGCAGTAACCGAAGGTGTGAAGGCACGTGACGTTAATCGCAATATCGCCTATGACTTAGCAGGTGGTCAAGCACAGTGGGCAGCAGCGGCAGCAGCATTCAAAGCCAATGCAACCCCAGCATTACAGGCAGCAGTTCGTACAATGCTTGATGCTGGTAGTGTAAAAGAAGGTGCAGAGCTTATCCTGCAAATGGTACGTGGCCAAGGCTTAGTATCGACAGTAAACCCAGTATTGGGTGGTACATCTGTACCGGGCCAGAACGGTCTGAGTGCAGTAGAGTTCGCAACAGCTCTAAAAGCATTAACAATCAAGATTGGTAATAACAGTCGTGATGGTAATCCAGAGTATGCCGCGCTATTACAGCAGCGCAAAACTGGACAAGTAAACGGGCGTTAAGCGAAATTTCGTAGTAATGCAGTAACCTATAGGAAATAAAGCATGGCAAATACAATATACAACGGCGCAACCACCAAGGTTCATTTAGGTGGTGCCAATTCAGATCAAGATATCCACCTAGAAGTATACAAGAACGAAGTAGATACCCGCTTCCAGTATGAGGCTATCTTCAAGGGTTTGTCTTCGCAGCGCTCTACCGGCGGCAACTCTACCACATACCGTATTGACCGTATGGGTTCATCCGTTGTTAAGGGCCGTAAGTCAGGTATCGCGCTTGACGCTACGAAGGTAACTAATGAACGTGTACTATTCATTGTGGATACTGTTCTGTACATTCGTAACCCTATTGATTATCAAGATGATTGGACTTCCCCAGATTGGCTTGCTGAGATGGGTCAGAACAACGGCTCCCAGTTTGCAGAGATGTTCGACAACGCCCACATTATTGCCTTGATTAAAGGTCGTAGCTGGACTGCACCTACACACTTGAAGCCCGCCTTCCAAGATGGTGCTGAAGTTACCTGCGTATACAAAGACGGTGTGGTAACTGAGGCGGAAGAACGTGCTAATGCAATCGCTCTAGGCCAAGCCCACAAGAAAGGTGTGGAACTGCTGATTAACCGTAAGACCCCACTGGGTGATATGGTGACTCTGGTATCCAGCAAGATATACAGCACATTGCTGGAGCACCCGAAGCTTCTGAATAAGGACTTCAGCGCAGTTGCTGGTGGTGATTACGCAGGCCGTCGTGTTGTTACATTAAACGGTATCCCTGTTGTGGAAGTAGTATGTTTCCCTACCGCAGTAGAGACAGCACACCCATTGGGTTCAGCATTCAACGTGGCAGCGCTGGATATCACTTGTCAGATGGTGACATTCTCTAAGACCAAAACCTTGGTGACTGTTGAAGCACATCCGTTTGTTACCCGCGTATGGAACAACGAGAATGAGTTTTGCAACATCTTAGATGCGTACGCTATGTACACAGTTGGTCAGCGTCGTCCTGATACCTGCGTGGTAACACGTCTGGTGGCGGCATAATCTATGGCTAAGCAGACAGATGAAGACTTGCAGCGTGCTGCATGGCGCGCGTCTGTAGCGCTGGCAGAAGCTAACCTAGCTAATAAAGTAGGCGGTTTCGTAGCCAGCGCTACAACCACGGCTGTAGCGGCCGTAGAGGTTGCGGAGGCAGTTGTAGTGGCTGTAGAGGAAGTAGTAGCCCCGGTACTACCTGAGTAATTAGACCGAAGGCGCTGTTAGTAGTCCTGAGAGCGTCTTCATTAACGAGGACGCTCAATTGGAACTATTAGAAGCAGTGAATAGCATTATGCCGTACCTGGGGGAGAACCCCGTTACCAGTGTGGATGTAAACCATCCTACGGCAGCACTAGTGCGGCAGAAGCTAGATCAGACACGTAAGAGCCTGTTGACAGAAGGTTGGTGGTTCAATACGACCACACCGACACTGTACCCGGACGCAGAACAGTACATTGCAGTACCTAAGAGCGCACTATCCATCCTAGCCCCCGGCTTAGAGGTTCGTGGCACACGTCTGTATAACCTAAAGGAGGCTACGTATAAATTCCCATCCGCCGTAACGATATTGCTGGTTGAAGATATGGTATGGGACGAACTACCTAGTGTGGCTCAGGAGTATCTCCAGTGGCAAGCAGGTGTGTTGTGTTATATGCAGGACTTTGGTGTAGAGAAGACTATGATGGTATTACAAGAGCTAGCTAGGGAAGCTAAGATCGCCATAGCAAGAGACCATCTCAGGAACTCCAAATTCAATTCAACGAAGAACCGTCGCGGAGCACGTATGACGCAGACACAACGTGGAGGATTCTATGACGACTTTAGACGGTAGCTATAAGAATGTGCTGCGCGGCGTATCTCAGCAGGTGGTACAAGAACGACAGGAGGGGCAGCTAGGTGCACAGGATAATATGGTATCAGACCCAGTGACCGGACTTCGGCGCAGGATTGGTATTGCCTATAGCGCCTCGTTGCCAGCAAATGCTTGGCTTCCAGGCCGATTGAAGAGCACATATGTTGAGCTAGGTAGCCTCGGCTATAACCTAGTAATTGACACAAGCAGTGGTACTCTATACGCCTTAAATGCCGTAGCAGATACCCTGCTTTTCACGTTACAGAATAACTACCTGAAAGCAGCCGCAGCGAAGAGTATCCGTATCACCACTATGGCCGGATCAGGTTGGATTCTCAATACTGAGATGATGCCAGTGGTGGCGAGTGTACCTGATAAGCAGAACCCCACAAACCGTGGATTCTTCTCAGTACGTCTAGGGCAGTTTGCTAAGGCGTATGCGGTATCAGTGACGAGTAGTGTTGGTAGCGTAACAGCAACCTATACGACACCAGTGGGTACAGAGACAGACGGTCCAGCAGCACGGGCAGTCCCCGAGTACATTGCAGCGGATTTAGTAACGAAATTAACCACACTACTACCGGGATGGGTATTTACCCGTGAGGGCAGCTACGTGTATATGGTAGCCCCTGACACAGCAACCGCTGTAACGGTAACGAGTAGTACGGGTGTAACGTATCTAATGACCTCCGGCCAGATGCAGGTGACTGTGGTATCTGATCTACCAGCGAAGCTACCACCTAATGCAGATAATGCTGTAGTGGCCGTTGGTATCAGTGACAAAGCATTAGTGTATTACAGGTGGGTGAATTCCAAGGGTATCTGGAGTGAGGCATCAAATTATTTGGCAATATCAGGTATCACTAATGTGCCTATTGAGCTGGTGGCTAGCAGTACCGACGTTCTCTCATTAAGCGCTACTGCGTTTGAGGGGCGTTTAGCTGGGGATGATAAGAACAATATCCCACACCAGTGGCTCACAAAGGGCATCACAGGGCTTGCATCATTCCAGGGCAGATTGGTATTACTGTCTGGCAGCTACGTCAGTATGAGTGGTTCTGGCAACCCCCGGCGGTTCTTCCGCAGTACGGTGACAGATATCCGGGATGATGATCCAATTGAGGTTAGCTCAGGTGCAACTAGTGCAGCAGCGTATCAGTACGCCATACCATTTAACAGGGACTTAGTATTGATTAGTCGGGGCCATCAAGCGGTGATTGCAACCAATCAGATACTAACAGCTAGAACAGCCATGATTAGTGTCACCTCAAATCAATTGATTGATACTGATGCAGAGCCTAGTATTATCGGCAGGAACCTGATGTACGCTACACCACTATCTGATGAATACTTCGGAGTTGGCGAGCTACAGCCGAGTACCAGTACAGCCAGTCAGTACACCCCACAGAATCTAACAGACCACATCCCGCGCTATATGGCTGGAGGCTGTACCCGTATCGTAGGTGCTAACGCAGCCAGTAGCGCACTATTCAGCTCAGATACCGAGCGTACTGTGCTATATGTGTTTGACTACGTGTGGGAGGGTGATGCAAGACCCCTGTTAGCTTGGCATCGTTGGGTGATGCCGATGGATATTATGTCAGTGCATTACGCTAGGGATAAGTACATCGTGGTGAGTCAGGTAGATAGTGGGAATATTATCATTGGGCAGCTATCCACGAAGACCAGTGCGTATACCTCGGACAACACTGTTCAAGGGTATCTGGATATGTTCATGCAGGTGAATGTGGTGGGTGGTAAGTTCATTTTACCTGCACACCTACGGGGTACAGCAAGACTGGACTCTGTACGTCTGGCAATCCCCGATGGTCCCGAGAAGTACGAGCCTGTAGGTATTGATAGCATCAACCAAACCACATGGGAAGTAGCTGTAGATCAATCCTACGGGGATGGTGCGTTGATTGTAGGTTGGCCGTATCTAAGCCGTATGCAGCCGACACCACCTATGGTGAAGGATAAGAACGGCAATATCATTAATACTGGGAAGACTACATTACTACGGTATCGCGTATCTACCCAGAACTCTGGTGAGTTCAGTGCATCTGTAATGAATCGTGGTCAGAGTATCCTGTCAGATGGTATTGGTACGATGTTGTGGAGCAGTACCGAGCTTGGCTTAGGTCAGGCACGTACGGCGAAGTACAGCGTGGTGACTATCCCCATCAGAGCCATAGTGCAGGATACGGTGGTAGAGCTATCCACACAGGGAACCAGAGAGCTTAATATCCTAGATATTGAGTACACATTAAGGAACGTACAGCCTAGAGGGAGGATGTTCTAATGCGGGGATTAACGAAAAGCGTAGCGGCTCTGGCAGACTGTATGGCCGAGATGCCGCAGTTGGTGATTGTACCCGTGCACACTTTTACCAAGGGATGGTATCAGCGCACCATTACTTTACCTGCGGGGGCCTGCATTGTGGGGGAGCAGCATGGTAAGCGACACATCGTGCATATCATCTCAGGTGAGGTGTCTATTGTAACTGATGGGGTTGTACAGACGTTGATAGGCCCGGCAGTATACGCGTCAGCACCGGGGGATCAGCGTGTAGCCTTCACCCATACAGAGGTAGTGTGGGCTACACACCACGAGAATCCAGATGATACCAGAGATGTGCAAGTATTGCGGGAACGGCTTATCGTTCCGAGGTTACTCAAATGAGTTGGATCATGGTAGGTGTGACCGTTGGTAGTGCGGTGTTAGGTGGTATGAACAAATCCAGTCAGCGGGCAGAGCAGAAGCGTAGGCAGGATGCAGCTAACGCCGCAGAGAATGAGTCTCGCAAGCTAAAGAATGCTTTAATGCTGAAAGAGACCGCACGGCAAGTAGTCGAGATGAATCGTCAGCGGCAGGCTACACTAGCTAGTAATGCACAGGCTAGACAGCATTTAGGTAGGCAGGCTAGCACCGGTTATAGCGAGGCAAACCTCATTACAGCGGCAGGTGACAACGCTGGGGCCAGTGCCCTAATGTTGAAGTCTGATATTGTTATGCAGGAGTATACGCAGGAAGCACAGCTAAATGCTAACGCAACCACAGATGACGATAACTTCAATTCCCAGTTACAAAGCTTAATGAACGATAGCACTAGTCGTTATAACCCACTGATTGTAGCTGATGCCAGTTATAGCAATAATGACATTCTGGGCAGCACACTAGGTTCAATTGCTGGCGCGACTGCCACCGCGTACAGCAAAGGCGCTTTCAAAGGGGTAGGGACTAAGATATCTAGTGGGTCTAATGATTTACTCGGCTAACAGGAGATTGTATGCCAATTGATAAAGTACAAACCACTGGCGTACAATCCGGTGGTTTCTCAGCAGGTGCGCAGAATACAGAGAATATGCAGTACCAAGGGCCAGTACAAGGCTCTATGGACTTCCTATCAGGCTTTGTACCATCTGCTAAGGAAGGTGTGCTAGGTGCTATTCAGGCCAAGCAGAATTCAGCCCGTATGCAGGGTATTATGGATCAGAACGCTGGGGCATTGCGTGAGCAGTCTTGGTGGACTGAGGATGCCTACAAGGCTGGGGTGAATATCTCCACAGCGGCCCAGGATGGTACTGCGTTTGAGAATACAGCAGCACAGGCTGTACGTGCTAACGTAGCAAAGGGTACGACATTAGAGGACTTCACAAAGGAGTTCGTTAATCCATACCTAGCAAACCTAGCCGACAAGGGTGCGGATGGCTCATTACCGCCGGACGTATTGAAGCAAGTGTCTGATAACGCTATGCAGAGTGCAGCCGGTGTTCAGGCATCATACGTCAAGGCTCAGCAGAGTCATGCTATTGGTCAGGCGAAGTCAGCAGATTTAACCTTCCAAGCGAAGGCTGCCGACGTTATTGCTAACCCTGAGCAAGCTGCGGAGAATATCCCGGCGATGTTAGAATCCACGGCTAAGCTACTGAAGGCAACGTCCAGCACTATTGATCCAGACAATGCCGATCACCTAGCTGGGCAGAAGATGGGTGCTAGTATTCTATCGGGTGTAGCCCGTGTGGATGCTAGCACCCCCGATGGTAAGGAACGCTTGAAGCACATTAATGCGTTCCTATCCTCGGAGGCTGGTACTGTAATTAAACCTGAGGAGCAGATCAAGATATTTACAGCAATGGAGTCTCGCAAGAAAGCTGCGGGAGATACAATGCGTGTAGGTATTGGTGAGACAGTAGACAATATTGAGTCCTCTGTAGCCCGCGGGGGTAACGTAGAGCAGGACGTTACTATCGCGTTAGATCAGCTTATGAAGAACCGCGTAGATATCGCAGATGATATCTTTGTAGCCAGCACCGCGTCTAAGCTACGTGCTTTACGGGATAGGGGCTGGGCAACACAGAACGATACTGGGATTGCTAGCGGTGATCTAGGTATGCGTATTACCGGTGGCATGACTGATGAAAAGGCAAGTACATTGCAGATGCAGGCGTTTACGAAAGCAGCCGGTGGTGATGTACCAAAGGCAGCACAACAGCTAATCCAGTACGGTATCCAGAAGACCAATCCAGTAGCAGTTACCGAGGGTAGTAAATTACTTTGGGGTGCTGGTGCTAATCTATGGGAACGTACAGCTAAGGAGTTGCAAGACCCTAATGTCAGTCCAGCCAATGCCTTAGCAGGTATATCTGCCGCTGTAGGTAATGCGCAGGAGGCTCTATTGAAGGGACGGTCGGATAGCTTTACGGCTATCATTGACGGTGCGCCGGCAGAGTACAAGTCAGTATTGCTATCGTACCTGAAAACCAATACAGGGCCGTTTGATGTGTCCAGAGATATACCGAAGATCAAGGCTATGGCTGAGTCCTCGAAGACTGCGTTAATGGCTAAGGGTGGTGCCTCATCAGTGAAGTTCGATGACACCCTGTTCAAGAGTAGCTGGTTTGGTTCTCTTGGTAGGTCCACAGCAGGTGCAGAGCTAGGCTCCCAAGCCAGTGATGCAGCCCGTGGGACTATGGCTTTGGTAGCCACCCGTATGTACACCGACAATAAGGAGATGTTGCACCAGAATTGGAAGGATATTCCAGATGGTGCGACGGCCTTGAAGGTTATGCAGCAGTACAAGTTATTTGTGCAGGGTGCTAACGGTATGATTCCAATGGCCCCTGTATTCCGTAAAGGGCTTGAGGCTGCCGGTGGTGGTGCTGTGAATGACGAGTACATCGCCAAGGCAGATACACTACTACGGGATAAGTTAGCGTTAGATCATAAAACATCAGCGAAGGATATCATGCTTGTGTACAACCCCGATCAGTCTATGAGTTATATGAAGATTGACTGGGGTGGGGGCACTAATAAGATACTGTTCAACCCCACCCCAAAGGACTTCGCAAAAGTTATTGAGGTTGTACGTAAAGCGCATGAGACTTCACGGGGTTTACTACATGAAGGTCCGGCTACCACAAAGGCTATTACCTACGCAGCCGGTCTGGATGTTCAGCAGACTGCTACAGGTATGTACGTGCAGGTACAAGGTCAGCCTAGAGCTATCCCTATGGACGCTGTTCGACAGTACGGTAACACCTCAGCAGGTACAACCATTGTGGCTAGTATTATGGCTAATGAGGGTTGGCTTGATAATCCTAAGAGCACTGATGGGTCTCCGGGTACTACCATAGGTTATGGGGTACATACCAAAGGCTACCCACGGGCACATTTAGCTATATCGAAAGCTCAAGGGTATGATGCTAAGGTAGCTATCTGGGTAGATCAGGTAATGCGCCCCCACGCCATTGCAACACAGACAGTAGGGCAGGCAGCAGGACTACCACCCTTAAACGGGCAGACTGTGAAGCCTAGCGTTGTGACCGCGTACACCGGACTATCCAATATGATCTATCATGGTGGTATTGAGGGTGGTACGGTCTATAGTAATGCTATTAAGTTAGCTAATCTAGGCAAGACAGACGAAGCACAGGAACTGGTACGTCGCTCAAAGGTGTATAAGAAATCTGGGTCAGCAAAGCAGGCTATGCTCCTAAAGGGTATATCCACAGTAATCAACTAATCAGTGCAGGGCTTCGGCCCTGCTATTTTATCGGAGTCTTATCATGGATAACATTACAAATCCAAAGCGTGAGTTTGCTGCTGCTATCCCTGATGTGGTTCAAGCACCGGCTATCACTACACCCGAAATTACTGGTGTATATCCAGAAGCAACCTCAATTGCTTCATGGCAAGCACCAGCGCAACCCCGCACAGAATTCAACAACGTAACACCACCAGACCGATCACCAGAAGCTACCTATTGGCAAACCACTAAGGCAGCTTGGCGGGATAGCAAGGTAGCTCAGATTATGGATTACGATCCGAAGTTCTACCAGATTGATCCTTCATTCAAGCCATATGAATCAGTACGTGCTTGGGAGAAGGTTAATGGTACTACGCTGACTCCTGATGAGGATGCCGTGGTATTGCGGGCTAAGAACACTGACGACTACCAGCACCGCCTAGACCGGGTTATGGCTCAGCGGGCAGACAAAGCCCAGATGGCTGCTAATCCAAAGGTGGCTATGGGTGCGGCATTCCTTAGTCCAGATACAATCGCATTAATGGCCGTTACCGGCCCCGCAGGTGCATTGGCTAAAACAGCTCAGATTACCTCCTTTGCTGGCCGTGCCAGTGTAGTGGGTGGCGTTATGGCGACAACTGATCTAGCGATGGTGGCAGGTGCTGAGCAGGTCCAGAAGGTGACTAATAGCTCTGACTACGCATTCAGTATCGTAGCTGGTATGTTAGGTGTACCTATAGAGTGGGCTTTGAATGGCGGTGCTAGGGGCTTGGTAAATGCCCGTCGTGCAGCCCGATCCACAGCAGCCACAGAAGCCACCACAGCGCTCGACAATGCAGCAGCCGCTATTGAGCCACTACCACCAGTATCCCGTAGCGTTACCCAAGGCGTTAATCCAGAGACAGCAACACCTACCGTTACATTGGCAGCAGGATCAATTGATAATGCTCATGTGCGTATGGAGACCGCCGCAGCTAATAAGACAGCAGCGGTACAGGCTGGCTCTATGACTCCAGAATTAGAGGACGAGCTACTTGGTGCTACCCGTGACTACAAGGCAATGCTTGACGGCTCTTATATTAGATATGAGACAGAGAGTATTGCTAAGAATTACGACCAGCAGGCGGCGTACGCTAATAAGCGAGCACTGACAGCGGAGGAGGCTTATATGGATTCTGGGGATGTTAGTGCAGGTAATGCCGCATTAACAGCCCGTGCAGAAGAGCAACGGTATGCTACCTTAGCCCAAGGGATTAGGGATCATGCAGACTCCATAGAGTTCAACGCACATATAGATGCGCAGAGGGAAGCAGCTAGTACCTTGGTAGGCTTCAAGGAGGGCTTAGCAATTATCACTGCGGCTTCGAGTAAAGCCATTAAGGATCGTGACCTGTTGACCAATATTGCTAATCAGGTAGAGCGGTCTGCCAAGGGTAAGAGTTCCAGCTTAGATACTACAACCCCAGTAGGTAAGTTAGCTATGTGGGCTGGAGATACCGCTGTTGTACGTACCTTTAACGACGAGTTAGAGAATATGTTTGGTAGTGGTGTGTCCCGTATGCTATTAGGCAAAACAGCCGCGTCAGACTACAGCGGTGCATTTCAGACCACTGCTATGCACATCTCTGCGGGCCGTGTACCGCTCAATGAGTGGGATAAGGCAGTTGGGGAGATTGTAGGTAAGCGACCATTCTTCGGTGCTCAGGCATGGGAGAACAGCCGGTTAGCCATTGAAGGCGAGACTCAGCAGTACCTCGGCCAATTACGAAAGCACACCATTATTGATGGGCTTCCTGAGAGCAGCTTTAATAAATCACTTTATTCCGCAGAAGCAATCGAGCTGGGTGATCGTTATGTGCAGACAGGCTTTGCCCAACAACGTCTTAAATCGTTACAGGAGCACAGGGTATCCGGTGCAGCGGAGATTAAACCATCTGCGCACTACGCACCACAACGGATTCACTTTGATCGCCTGCGGGCATTGGAGTATATTGGGCAAGCAACACGTCTAGGTATCTATGATTACCTGGGCCGACTGATGCTTGATGCTAATCCAGCTATTATGGATAGCGCACATGGCTTCAAGTACAGTGGGAAGGTGGCTACACCAGAACAGTTCATTGGGCGTGAGTTCTACCAGCAACTATCTGGTGCTAAAGCAGATGATGCTATTAGACTAACCGATGTGGCTATTGCTAAATTATCTAAGCAGCTACAGACCTCTGCTGAAGCTATTACAACAGCCGTAGGTGAGGTTCAGAAGGATTCAGTAGGCTTTGCCACACGGGGCTATACCAAGCAACGTACAGAGTTCTCCTGGGATATAACAGACAGTTCTGGAAATATATCACTAAAGGATATTATTGACCCTGATCTGAGTATGGGACTACAGCACTACAATGCGAAGACTGCGGGTGATATTGGTATGACTAAGGCAGGTATGTTCGACGAGAACTCATTTGATACGTGGGCTGATAGTATGATCCTAGAAGGTAAGGCTAATAACGTGAAGGCTGGAGATATTAACCCAGCCTCTGTTGAAGAGCAGCGAGCTGTACTACAGATGGCAAAGGATATTGTTTACCACCGTGGTCTTGGTGAGAAGCAAGGGCCAATGCTATCTATGCTGACTAATCTGGGTGGTGCGTCTATGCTGAAATTCTCAGGTCTATGGGGTATCGGTGAAGCAGCAAACCTTATCACATTCCACGGTGCAGCCGACACAACCGCTGCAATGCTGCGTGAGCTAGGCCCGTCTATCCGACTGACTAGCCGCACTGACGCATCAGATATGTACCGCTTCTTAACCACCAATGCGGAGGCTAGTCGTACAGTGCGTAATGTATTATCGCAACGTGCGGATAACCACTTCGGTCAGAACGTAGGTTACGAGGGTTGGGTGGCACATAAGCAGCAGTCAGTACAGAACCTTAATCTAGGCAACCACGTACAGCGCTTAATGCACAATACGTATGCCCACCTATGGGAAGATCACATCACCGCATTAGGTAATATGGCTCACAGAGGTAATGCTAAATCAACAGATTACTTCAGGTATTTAGTAGAGTCCTCACACGGTGTTGGTACAAAGGAGTCTGAAGCAGTTATGAAATCCTTTGTAGATAACTCCAAGAAGTACGGGGCTAATACAAATAGCTGGCCTACAGATGTGGATGAGCAGTTGAAGACTATTCTACTGGCTGAGATGGATAATAGCGTATTAGCTACTAGTGCAGCAGATATGCCACGTTGGATGTCAGACTCTAGCGCTGCTAAGATCATTGTACCGTTCCTGACCTTTCAGGCTAATACACTAGCTAAGATCACTAGACGTGCCCACCACAAGGAGGGGGCCGCAGCAGTGGCTAAGTTCATTGCTGTAAGTGCAGCGTACACCGCGATGATTGCAGGTACTAAGAACGTCATCAATGGTAAACCATTTGAGGATAAGCTGGTAGTTAGTACAGCCTCACAGATTAGCGCCTTCGGTTTACCTAATGCCTTCGCAGGTATGGGGGCACAGATGTTATTCCCAGAGGCCGCAGGTAATTTCAGTCCAAGTGCAGCAGCCTTCGCTGGCCCTAAATCAATCGCAGCAGTAATGCGCTCCCTCGGTCAGGATGATGCAGACCTGGGTTCAGTAACAACAGCAGCATCTAAATTACCATATGTAGGAGTATTCTGGGGAACCAACCTTCTACGTGCAGCATTAACAGATTCAAAGGAGTAATAATGGCTTATAGTATTCAAAAGGCAGTATCAGACGGTACGTTAATAACCCTAATGCTATCCTTGGAGGTATTCAGTACGACGCATGTACGAGTAATCCTAGATGGACAGGTCACAACGAACTACGTGTGGGAGGGTACTACGGTACGCTTCCCTAGTGCTATTCCCGCTGGTGTGGTAGTAACCCTTCAGCGAGTAACACCTAGTGGTAGCGTACTCAATATATTCTCGGATAGAGCTACCTTTCGAGATGAGAGTGTTGATGCGAATTTCCGCCAGACACTGTTCCTAACACAGGAGGCGCAGGAAGGTGGTGCTGTACGAGATGTGTACAATAACATTGATATGCACCTTAACCACATCACTAATATGGCAGATGCCGTTAATCCACAGGATGCGGTAACGCTAGGCCAGGTAGGCGAATTAGCAGGTAACTTCAGCGGCGTTGGTGTCAGCGCAGTCCTTGCCAAAGCCAGCTCAGCCGTGGCTGTAGATGCGGGTGATATGAGCGTGGGTACTACTGGTGTAACTGCTATAGAACTGCCAGCCCCAAGCGGGGCGAGTATCATTGGCACATTAAGTGGTGCTACGGTGCAAGATGGATTCTCTAAAGGAGGGCTGGTGAGGGGTACGGCAGGTAAATCATTTATATCATCAGGTGCAGCAGTTCGTAGAAATACAGCAGTATCCCCAGATTGGCAGTTTGTGGAAGACCCTACACACATTCCTATTAACTGTGTTGGAATTGAGCAGGGTGTAGACTTAAATATTAAGTACGTAGGAGACAAGATCGGCACATTGATTGCTGGCCCTGATGAAAGCTTTGCTCGTGATGGAGTGCTGGTAGGAGGTAGTGTAGGCCCAAGGAGCGCATTAATCTCTGCGGGTGCTGCATGTAGCTTTGTCATCGACTTCGATAACAGTAATGCTATAACATTTGATACCAAGTTCTTCGGTGCAGTTAGGTTTGGTATCACCAAGACAGCAAGCGGTCAGTTGACAGTGACACACCCTAGTAGAAGGCTCATGCAGATGCCTGTGGTTCAGCACTTCGCAGGGAACTCTATGGCATCAGTCCTGAATGTACATTACGTAAGTGCACCATCCAGTGGTGGGTTCACATGCGTCCTTCTAGGAGAGGCAGCGGGGCACATCTCGTTCAATGCAGGTTGGAAGATAGGCTCATCTACATGGACAGATGCTGAGATGACTTACACATACGACGCTCTTACGGGGAGTCTAAAGGTGGTGCACCCCACTTTAGTGGGTAGCGCTAGTTGTATTGTGACTCCCTGGTCAAACGGGGCGCTAGTGCACACACAGTTAAAGAATGTGAGTGACACAGGATTTACAGTTGTATTTGTGAAGCCAGACGGTACGTTTCCTACTGAATCCAGTGCACTTGGGTTCTACTTCAGCAGAGGTTTATCCAGTATTATTAAGAATCCTAGAGGAAAGCTGCACGTGTATCTAGGTCACGTCCAAGTAAATATGAATCACGTAGACTACCCTAATGGTAACTTCTGGTTCCACACCCTAATGCACGATTTAACACAACCCTAAGGAGACAATATGAACACAATTGAATTCCACTGGACAGGTACAGATGGTACATGCCGCTCCGGTGTACTCTATAGTTTGATGCGGGATGCACCTGTTCTATCGTTCCAGTACGATGCCATCTCATATGTCAAAGGTGGTATGAGTAAGTTTGTACTTGCAGATAAGGCCATTGACTTAACCTCAGCGCAGGTGTTGGAGGTTGAAGCGTACGCTGTTGCACACAGTACAGATACCTATGCACCAGTCGGGATGGTGGCAGTTAGCAGAGCGGAGCTAGGCTCGCCTAGCGGAGCTGCATTAATTGGTACAGCTTATGACATGAACCAAGCTGCCCTTAATCAAAAGCTACTGACAGAGGTGCATACAAATGACACTATATCGGCAGTTAAACTTGGACTCAGCCCAACTGCATCCCCTACCACAAACACATCAAGGCTGATAGCTGGTATTGATGCGTGTATAGCTAAGGAGGTGTCTAGTATCCACTTTGACTCCAAGATGGCATTAACCCCAGACACTGACATTAGAAAGGCATCATTAATAAACTTCACTGGTGTCCAGCAAGAGGGCTTATACCGAACATTCTCTACTAAACAGAATGCTCCAGACTTTATCCCGTCCTCTGACATTACCCCGTCCAGGCACTTGAACGGCATTACAACCGCCACCCCTGTGGTCATGCTGTTAGGAGACTCTATCAGTACAAGCGGCCCAGATAGCTGGAATACAGCATCTGATATGTTCACAATCCTATGTGACGAGATGGCCCGAAAGAACCCGGACCGTACCTTTACGTTCCTCAACCGCGCCATTGGGGGGCAGCGTTGGACTAATCTACTTACACGTCCTGAGGTATTCCCCGCGTGGTATGGAGACAGTAGCCAGTTATGGCTGGATGCCGTAAAGGGTTCTGCACCAGATATTGTATTCCTTGCCTTTGGTATGAATGACTCTAACGGATTTGCAGCCGATGCAGTACGCCGGTGTGTTAATGCTATTAACAGTTGGCCTAAAGTACCTAAGATCATCTTCATTACGAACCCGCTACCGGCTAGGACTACCCAACTGAATGATGGCTTCGGCTTTGTTGGCCCTGACTTCCAAGAAGGCCGAGATAATCCGGCTGGTTGGGTGCGATCGTGGGCTAGGGTACACGGGTACGGAGTAATAGATATTCACAGAGCGCAAGTGGCAATGCGTGATGGGTATGATGTATCCAAGAATATACTGGTACATCAAGGCTCGTATACCCCTGAGACACTGCCTGGCGGTGCCCTACGCAGCGGTGCACCATCTGTGGATTGGAGTATCTTAGGTACAGTCCTAGCAGGTGCTTGGCCTGTAGGTAAGGTACTATCATGCAAGACTGGTAGTATTGGAGAGGCAGTATTGGTTAGCAACGTAGCTGGTAAATTCGCTATCGTGGGATTCAGTGACGACGGTGCTACGGTTAGCGTGACCTCTACGAAGGATGTACCCACAGGTACATTCGAGATTGGTATCTCTGTGGTAGATAATATGGCCACAGTAGTAGTTGATCGTGATGCGTGCCTGAGTATCCCTATTGTTCGACGCGGTGGCCGATATAACCTGATTGTCGGTTGGCAAGATGATCTGACTACGGGGCCATTTAATGCACTAGAGTTCTCAACAGGATACCCTGCGCGTGGTCAGTTCAACAGATCACTGACGGACGAAGAGACGTTTGGACCATCTTCCCCTATAGCTGATAGAAAGCCAGTCTACGGTGGTAATGGGGTTAATCACTACTCTTCAGTTGGTGTAGAGAAGCTGGTACGACCAGTTATTGAAGCAGCCGACCTAACCTTATCTGACGGGGCTTGGGAACGGAATGAGGCTAGTACCTTGTTGGCAGGTATTGGTACAGTGGTGGCCTATCGCCGTAATGGTATGGTGCAGTTAGAGGGCTTGTATACACCATCAGCTAATGCCGTGGCACTGTTCCAGCTACCAGCAGGATTCCGACCACCGCGTGCTATGCGTACACCTGTGGCATGGCTGCATACCCCGTACTCTGTGCTGCTGAACATTGCAGCGGATGGTATGGTGCAGGTGGAGGCTGGTTGGATCGGTCAACCTATTGATTTATCATCCGTGATGTTCTCAATATAATGGCGGCCAAGACTGGTACGCTAAGTATCCTCCACGAGATGATGGCAGAACTGTTAATCACAGAGATCACTGTCTGCAAGGAGGAGGGTATCCCTATGAGTGCTTCCGATAAGGCAGTAATTATCAAGTTCTTGAAGGATAACAATATCACCGCTGACGTTGATGCGGAAGATATGAAGCGATTACAAGGGGAGTTCAGCGATGAGTTGAGCCTACAAAGAGAAGCTAAGCGCCAGTTAATGGCAGCAAAGGCAGACTCAAATGTAGACCCTTTGGAATCAATCCTGTAGTGTTAACAGAGCAGCTTCTAATGAGGCTGTTCGATTAACAATGGAGGTATTATGGTATCAGAGAAAACACTGCGTCGTTTGCAGATGATCTCACCCCGGACAAGGGAGTGGGATGACCACCCAGAGAGTATGCCGAAGGATGTACGGGACGAAATTGCCATGATGGTGGCTAGTACCTTTACATCTTTCCCAGAGTTCGCTGCGGTTGGTATGCGTGTACTAGGGTTCCCTATTAGCCCTATGCAGCTTGATATTGCTGACTATATGGCTGACCAGTCCTATGGTAAGAAGAAGATGGTGCAGGCTCAGCGTGGGGAGGCTAAATCAACCCTAGCAGCTTTGTATGCTGTGTGGAGCCTTGTACAGCACAATAACCATAAGATACTTGTGGTATCCGCAGGTGAGAAGCAAGCATCAGATGTGGCTATCATGATTATCCGGTTGATTGAGCAGTGGCATTTACTCTGCTACCTACGCCCTGACAAGGCCCGGGGGGATCGTAGCTCGTTTGAGAAGTACGACGTACATTGTGATCTGCACGAGATATCTAAATCAGCGAGTGTTAGCTGTATGGGTATCACTGCGAATTTACAGGGTAATCGTGCAGACCTATTAATCCCAGACGATATTGAATCCCAGAAGAATGCTATGACCCAGACTATGCGGGAGACTCTACTACTAATCAGTAAAGAGTTTGCAGCTATCAATAGCAAGGGTGAAACGTTGTATCTAGGTACACCACAGACAAAGGATTCTATCTATAAATCATTACCAGGCCGTGGGTATCATATCCGTATCTGGCCGGGTAGATTCCCCAATGCTGAGCAGACTGAGAAGTACGCTGTAGGTACATTAGCACCTTATGTAGTAGATCAGATACTATCAGACCCTAGTATCACGACTGGTGGTGGTTTGTCAGGCAAGCTAGGTAGACCTACTGATCCAGTGATGTTTGATGAAGTAACACTTATTGAGAAAGAGCTAGACTTTGGTGAGGAAGGGTTTGCATTGCAGTACATGCTAGATACTACCTTATCTGATGCGCTACGCACTAAGATCAAGTTATCAGACTTCATGGTACTAGATATCGACGAAGCACACATAACCGTACCAGAAACAGTACAGTATACGGCTGAGGCTCGTCATAGGTACGATGTATCAGAACACAAGGCATTAGAGGGTGCGATCATGTACAGGGTTGCTAATAGCAGCCAAGAACGTGTGAAGTACGTCCACAAGGTCATGGTAGTAGACCCTGCCGGTAAAGGTGGTGATGAGGTAGCATTTGCAGCAGTTGGCGCGTCTAACAGTTATCTACATGGCTTGACTGTGGGTGGTTTGATTGGTGGTGTCTCTGAGGAGAATATGCGCGAGATCATTAACCTGTGTGTAGAGCTAGAGATCAATGATATCCAGATTGAGTCTAATATGGGTCATGGTACTGTAGAGGCACTGTTTCTAGGTCAGATGGAGAAGGATAAGATCACAGGTATTGGTGTGACTGGCTTCTACGCCAAAGGTCAGAAAGAGCGTCGTGTTATTGATACGGTAGGCCCACTGTCCCGTAGGCACAAGATTGTAATTCATCGTCGAGCTATAGAGGACGATGCGAAGTATATGCAAAAGCATAGCAGGGAACGTCAGACACAAATGAGCTTCTTCTACCAGATTAGTAATATGACCTATGATAGAGACTCGTTAGTATCCGATGATAGAGCGGATGCCTTTGCAGCCGCTTGTTTACAGCTTGGGCATTTAGTGGCAGCAGACGATAAGCTGTTGCAAGCCAAGCGGGAAGAAGAGGATGTTCGGAAGTTCAAGGAGAACCCTATGGGTTACGAAACAAATAAACGTAAATCGCGGGGCACGTTAGCCCGTATCAATGCTAGGAGACTTCAATGAATGCAATCACCGCTATCATCAGACTATTAACCGCCCTTGGGAAAATTGCTAAGTGGCTACCCGGAGGTCATAAATGAGCGAGCAAGAGGACGCACATTTGCGCCAGCGTGACCCTGACCTTAAGGTGCGGGTAGCTTTGCTGGAACAACGTATGGACGGTACTGAGGAGGACCTTAAAACCCTTCGCAAGGACTTCACAGATAAGCTAGACGCATTATCGGACCATATTAAGCAGAACTCCGTTGGCGCATTCGTACGTGGGAATTGGAAGTACTTGGCTGCGGCGGGTCTGGTCATGTCTGGCCAATCAATTCAACAAGCTGTAAAACTGCTGGGGATGCCTGTATGAAATTAAGCGCTACTGGTGCCGCCCTGATCCAAGCCTTTGAGGGGTTGGAGCTGGTGGCTTATAAGTGTTCTGCTGGTGTTTGGACACAGGGCTGGGGACACACGGGGAAAGACGTGATTCCCGGCTCAAAGATTACGCTGGAGCAAGCGCAGTTATGGTTTGCTGCTGATGTAGCTAAATTCGAGCAAGGTGTCTGGAATGCCTCTAAGGGCTTCGCAAAGGCATTGACGCAGAATCAATTTGACGCGCTGGTGAGCTTCGCATATAACCTCGGTTTAGGCGCATACCAGACCTCAAGCCTACGCAAGTTCTTGGCCCTGGGGGAGACTGTAAAGGCTTCCGCGGAGTTCCTTAAATGGGATAAGGCACGGGTTCCCAGTAAAGGTTTGACCGCCGTGGCGGGCCTTACGCGTCGACGCAAAGCCGAGCAGGAGTTATTCAATGGCGCATAATTACTTGAGTTATCTGGAAGGGAGTCGTATCTGGTCTATCCTGAATAGGGGCACAGCCCGTGATGCACTAAATGAAATGCCTTGGATCAGCCGTGATGATATTGCGTTATGGGTGGGTACACCACCCCGCTGGGAGATGGTAGCTACGGGTGGTAGGTTAATCAGCGGTGCTACGTTCAGCCGGGCATCTACGGGTACGACGGAGATTACGCCGGGCGTGTTTACTCAAGCGGCTGTGGATGTACCACGCTACCAATGGGTAACTAAACGGGCATTAGGTACTGAGCTTGCGGTCAATGGCCAGTTCACCGCAGGTACTACAGGTTGGAACACATCCCAAGGTGGTAGTATCCGCGTAGTTAGTGGGGAGTTACAACTTAAGTCAACCAAGGCAGCATTCGGGGGGTCTTCCCAGACTATACCAGTGGTGGTTGGTACACGGTACGCTGTGAAAGTCAAAGCACGTCGGGGGACTGCCAATAATCTGGCGTGGGTAGTCCTCAGGGGTGCCTCTGGGACGATCGCCCAGACAGTTGATACACAAACAATGGTGGAGTATAGTTCGGAGTTTGTTGCTACCACTACAAGTTTAGTTGTAGGCTTCCAGACTTATAGTGTGGTCAATGCTGATGTGTTCTGCGATGACGTACGTGTTTACGCAATTACAGACACATCGGCTAGGGCACTGTTAGTAGAACCTGCCGCCACTAACCTGATGTGGCCTAGCGACACTGCTGTAACCAAATCCATCCCGGTATCCGCAGGTAGTTACACATTATCGTTCTATGGTACTGGTACGGTGTCCCTATCCGGTGCTGCCACAGGTGATACTGTAGGTGTAGGTGCCGTAGCAGTGGTACGTACAGTTGTAGCAACAGCCGGTGCGCTAACGTTGACGATTAGTGGTGCGGTATCGCGTATACAGTTAGAGTCAGGTGTCTACGCTACATCTAATATTGTAACAACCTCGGGCGCTGTCACTAGGGCCGCTGATATAGTAATATTCCCAGTAGCGTCATTTGGGTTTAACGCAAGTGTAGGTACATTCGCGGGCGAGTTCATTACACCAAAAGCAGCCTCAGTGATGCTTAGCTGTAATGGTCCGTTAGTACCTGAGATGTTTACCCGTACTACTAGTGGATTCCACTCTGCTTGGACAGGGGTAAACACATATAGCCAGCTATTAACAACAACAGCGTCTGCGGTTGCTACTGCATATGATGGCAGCGGTATCACAGTATGTATGAATGGACATAACCCGAATGTGAGTTCCACACCATTTGATACCTTAACGGGTGTGACACAGGTAGGCTTCGGAGCTGCGGGTGGTGTAGGTGGTGTGCAGATACCTTTACAGGTGTTTGACTTGACGTACATAGCTAGGAAGATATCAGCAGGTGAGTGTGTAGCTATGACCACGCTGGATGCCTAATCACCTAGTAATACGCCATGTGTACGATACAACCTATCAGAGCAGGTGTGGACTACCAATTCAGGTGACTGGGTTGATGCAATTGGTGTCACTGTAGCGACTAGAGCTGTATTACGGTACTAAATAAGTTATCCACAGCCAATGTATTATGAAGTAACACTTATTGAAACGGAGTGAAATAAGGCCCGGATATAAGGGAGGGGAGAAGTGACCGAAGGTCGGACTAGAAGTAGACCTTCGGTCAGGTCTCTAATCATTACTACGGACTACTACGGACAATAGCTCTACCTCTACGGGGTGGGGCTAATTTGTCTATGTGTGTGTCTGTATATGTTCTATGTGAGTCTATATGTGAGTTATATAGGAACCTAAAATTTATTATATTAACGCGAGGGTGTCTCTCCCCTCAGGCTAGTCATATCTCCCCCGTAGCCCCCTCTTCCCTGTACAGCTACTGAGAAGCTGCTGGGAAGCTACTACGGTCCTACTACGAAGCTACTACGCAGCTCAGCTAGACTACTACGGACCTACTCCGGCAATACTACTACGATACTACGTATCTCCGCAGTATCACCTCCGTGGGTGGTATGTATATCAGAGTGTTGGAGGTATGAGCGGTGTTGGGAGGTATGGGAGTGTGTGAGTGTGTAGGAGAGGGGTACTACTTCTTTTCCTCCGCGTATGTATACTTCTTTTCTTATCCTTGTGTATCTCTAGCAGTTGACTACGATACTACTACGTATCTCTGTTAATCCACTACGATACTACGCTACGATACTACGTATCTCCTCTACGTATCTCCGTCCCACTCTGCTGAGTCTTCGACTCCAACCTATAGCACCTATCGGCTTGGTATCTCTATCCTTATATATAATGTAGCTACTGTACTGCATGGACTGGTTGTCACTGCGCATGAACTACTACTCTAGTCCTGCGACCTCACTGTTATCTATCCTTATACCACGGCTAACTGCGGGTCTGCATGAGGGTGGTCTATCCTATAGCTACTAAACTATTAACCAGCATAGTAATATACAACAGTACTACGCTAGTAACCTATTAACCAATCACAGTAATATACTATAGCCTATGACTATTAGCATCATAGGAATATACAATGGGTATTGAACTAGATATATGTTGCTTAGTATATCCTACTAGACTATAATCACTACATCGAATCAGTAACGCAAGGGAGTAAAGGTTATGAGTACAATGATCCAATCAATGCGCGGTGAGTTAGTATGGCAAGAGTTCCACCGTCTACTAGCTGTTAATGGTTGTACAGTGCTAGATGGTAGTATCTATGAGCCTGTTGGTGTGTACGCTGCTGATCTATTATTAGTAGCTGAAGAATATGTTGACAGCCTGATTGCTAAGTCTGTATAATCCACTCCACTGTATCTCTTCTCAATCACTAGGAACTATCGTCATGACCACCACTAATAGCGCACTGTATTACACTCTTCTTGATACTAACCTGCAAGGTTCTATGGCCTCGGTCTTTGAAGATATGTCAGACACTGAGTGCGATACTGTTGCTAGTGATTGCTTTGCTTTGATACGCGCAGTAATGGCTAAACAATCAACCACTAATCTATTTGCTTCACGTATCTTCACTATCATTGGGCAGTACATGGTAACGAACTACGCTGACGCATACGATGTGGACCAACCTAAGCAGTCTACTGATGGTTGGAACCTAGCCCGTCCTATCGTTAAAGCAATGGTTATTGATGGATGGTTAGACTACACCCCAGCAACCACCAATACTAATGGTGATGATGTGATTCCTGCCTCTTATACAGTAGTAGATGGTAAGTTCATGGGTAACAAAGCCAGCCTATGCAAGCCAGTTGGTGAGTCAGTTGTTCAGATGCGTTACATCACTGAAGGTACTAAACATCATCTAGGTGCTATTGCAATGAGCAAGCACGTATTCATCGTTAATGTATCGCGCCTTAAGATTGTACGTGAGATGCTTATGCAGAATAAGATTATTAACCGTGATGCTGAGTGGGTGCCAGCAATATCACAGGAAGACATTGCACAATATGACACACAGTACGCTATCTACAAATCACTAGTAGCCGCATATAACGGTAACAAAGATGGATTTAGCTTTGATGTAATGGCAGACTTCCGTGGTCGGTTGTATTACGTAGCTGGCCTCATGAGTCCGCAGTCTGGTGGTATTGCCAAGCTTTGCCTGTCGCATGATGATGAGATCAAGCTAGATGCTACTGCCTCCTTTGCTCAGCATATCAGTATCCTAACAGGTGATATCAGCTTAGGTCGTGCATGTAACCTAACTAATTTCACTGATACCCCTAATGACTTCTACGGTAGTGTCTACGCATTAGCAGCAGGTTGTCCAGTACCAGAGAAGAGCAGCCCAATCCGCAAGCTAGCTAAGATGTACTTAATGCCTAAAGCTTATGGTGCTGGGGATGATGCGTCTATCTCCCGCCTAATGGAAGAGCTAGCATCCATCAATGCTACCCGCACTGAGCCAGTGTCACTAGAAGTAGCTAATGAAGTGGTATCACACTTAGCATCATATGACCGCCTAGACCGTGTGAAAGAGTTAGCATCAGCACTAGCATCAGCACTAGCCACCAGGGGTATACAATTATCTTGGACTACACCAGCCGGTAACACAGTGACTCAGAACTATTGGGAATCATTGCAAGGTAAGTACAAGACACACGATAAGACTAATCAATACATGCCAAACGTTATCTGCTACAAGCAGAAGACAGATAGAGTAGCTGTTGGTGATTACACTGGTACACAAACGAAAGTATTACCTGATGCAAAGAAACTACCTAAAGTAAAGAATGCTACCGTATCAGCAGCCGCTAATATGATTCAATCACTTGATGCTGCCTTCCTAGCTGAAGTGCTAGCAGATTGGTATGACCTTGGCCATACTGCGGTAGCTGTTCATGATTCATTCAGTATCAAAGCATCATTACGCGCTGAGTTCGTTAAGTGTGCATGGACAGTGATGTGCAGACAAGCCAATAGCCCAGCGATGGCAGAGCTACGCAAGTTAATCGGTATCAGTCCGAAGGATTCTAGCTGGCTTAATCCTAACCGTATACCATGCTTTATCACTGAAGAGTAACAACCAGAGTACAAACAGAGTACCCAATAGCCCAGCCTAACCGCTGGGCTTTTGTCGTCTATACCAACATAACCTATTGGAATTCCTTACAGAGATAGACGTAAAAAAAAATTCGTCGGCGCTACGCGCCTCCCTTCGTTCGTTCCTCACTCAACCAAAGGAGCTGCGCCCCTCTGGACTCCCACTGGTAGCCCGTAATCCATCTGTGTGGCGTTTAACCACGCACAGCTAATACCACACCAGTTATGCGTAGTGATGCAACCACCAGCCTCCTGGGAACAACCACAGCGACGCATACCACGCAACAACCACTCGTCGCTAGCGCTCCTCCCAGTTGTCACGTTGAGGATATAAATAACAGAGCAAAACTAGGCCTAATCCTTGAGCTTTGTTATTACTGCATGAACTATCCTCAACCACCTTAACAGGCCACATTTATGAACACCAAACCAGTATTTCCTAATGAAAGTGAATACCTCCAGAAGGCCCGTAAAGCCGCACTACACACAAGACCAGAAGATCGCGCAGTAATGAATGGCTTTATCGTTGTAGGTCGCGACAAGACCATAGAGAGCTTACTGGGTCATGTCGGCTTGCATACACCAGCAGCACCAACACATGAGTAAATCTGGTATCGTATTACTATGTGGCGGGGGTTTAATCCTCTGTCTTTGGTTAATCGCTTTGGAGTGCATATTATGATTTACAATCTGTACCTGTTAATTCTAAGGGTTATACTGTCTACCATTTACATACTCGCATGTATCTCTCTCACTACATTAATCATTGGATTAATCAAATGATAGCAACCGCGTTAATCATCAGTGCCCATAGAGCCGGATCAGAGCCTAATGGTGCGTATGCCATGAAACGGGCAACCAACCTTATGCAGGACCTCGTATTAATGGGCTGTAGCCCTGTTATTGTCCAAGGAGTGTGTGCTGGTGAGTCAGAGATCAGCTTGTACGTGCCTAATCACCGTGATAAATTAACTGGGCAACGTATCCGCAATCTACTCCAGACGTACGGGCAGGAATCAGCCATTGAGATTGCATACGGCCAGATGTTCCTCCATACGGTAGGGAAGAACTACCCGAGACTACTAGGACTGACTCGCTACACCGAGCAAAAGCCTGGTACCCCAGACTATACGTATCTACCTTGGGAACAGAAGTTCTTGAGCTGTACTCAGGAACGCACTCGTCTATCAAACTTCTAACCACAACCCGATAGAGTTCCTATCGGCCTAGCTACATAATTCTACAACATAAGGGCTGATCCTGTTGTAGCAGCGTAATGTAGCCAGTCCGATAGCAATTCTGCTATAACCCCGAAGAGATATATACCATGGCTAAGCAATCACTAATTAACAAATCCCGCCGCATCAACAACGCACGCCTCGAACGTGCTGTTGTAGCGTTCCTTGGCTTGACCAAATCAGTATCAGCACCTGCGTATGACCTCGCATCATTAGCACAGAAGAATGATGATCTGTTGCTTGTTGTTGTGGGTAAGTACTGGTCACCTGGTGATGTAGCATTCGTTACACCAGCAGTAGCTACACGGTGTGCTATGCTTGGTTTCCGAGCAGCAGATGTGTTGGCGCAGTTAGAAGACGCTGAGCTGAAGACCTTAACCGGATCAGTACCTGCATTAGCTTGCCCTATGGGTAGCATTGAAGACGAGAACTGCTTAGCACCCTTATGTGCTGTGTATTGGGCAGTAGATTGTGTTATCAACAACACCGCAGAGATCGCGGCTAACCGCATCACAGAGGAATCCGTATGACCATAAATCGTTATGCAGGTAAAACAGTAGCAGCCCTTGTTCTTATCATTGCATCGGCGCAGTCAGCATTAGCTGAGGCTGCTAAACCAGGTGAGATTGCAGCACCACAGACCTTTGATCCACTGGTAGTAGGTCAGAGCTACACTATCCGCTTGGGTAAGATTGGTCACACCAACACGGTACAGGCTACCTTAACAGGCCAGCGTGTGTTTGAAGGTAAGAACCAATACCGCTTTGATATTGGTACTACCGATGACTTCGGTGCTCCAGAGTTCCGTATCGTTGGTGACAGTCAAGTAGTTCGCTATGATGCCGAAGGTAATGAAGTGAAGGTTAAGATCGCCCGTTCAATCAACGTGGAAGATGTAACCGCACGTCTAGCAGAAGCTCAAGCTGAGTTGATTGTTGCTAATGAACGTGAAGCCCTCGTTATCAATCAACAATATGATATCAAGCTAGGCCGTGGTGATACAACTCGTGTTGTAGCAGCTATCCTGTTGGGTGAAGCTACACAAGAGAACGGTGCTAAGCAATACAACTTCTTCTTTGGTGCTGGCTTTGATGCAGCAACAGTGAAGGTGTACGGTTCACAAGTAGTACGTGGTGCGCCTATACAAGAAGAAGAGCCAGAAGCTACAGAACCAGATGTTGATAACGGCTTTGATCCCGATGCAGAATTACCAGACTTTGAAGAAACCTTAGCTAACTAACATTACTTGGTTAAGGTCAGGCTGCTGTACATAAGTCACACCCTATTGACGTGCAGCAGCCGTTCCTTAACCAATTAACTGGGATATCCAATGAACCACGACCAGATCGTTAAAGAAGCCTCACAACTCCTACGGGAAGCCTATCGCAAGTTAGCAGCGAGTTACAGCCTACACGAAAAACCCCACCTGACATTGAACGCCCCGAAGAATCTCAAGGAGATGACTACAGCGTACCACCAGGCGAACTCCGGAAATGGCCACTACCCAATCCTTAGCAGCCACCTTGATTGCTTCCTTGGTAAAGCAGCTAACGTAGATTTCCGATTCATCCATGACATGATGCACATTGAGCTACAGGTAGATGTAGATTACGCTGGTGAGATGATCGTACATGCTGTGCTGTGGTCTAGGCTTGCGTGTTATGCAGATAGCTATGAAGTGGCCGATATGATACGTAAAATCTATGTATTAGATACGTATGGTCAGACAGTGTACTATAACCAGCATGATAAGTTCGTAGCCAACCAGATAGAGTTTGTTAGTAGCCGCTTGGGGTATAACATGTCTACTATTGCGCGCATTGCGGCGGGGGGTTGGTGGTTTGTACCTGCCTAAATCCGAGTGGCTCAAGGAAGCCCAGACCCTAGCCATTGGTATGACTAAACGGTTCTACCACGGGGCTGAGGGTCGTCCCAATATGGTGGTGCGTAACATGCCTGATCGTTACACAGCATATTGTCACTCTTGTCACGAAGGTGCAGTACACTTCAAGGAGCAAGTAAAACACAGTACTACCGTTACGATGGATGATAAGGCAGCGTATTACGTGTACACGCCGATGACTGAGGCTGATTGGAAACGAGCTATTATCCTACTCCAAGATAAGGGTATGTGCTTCGATTACATAAAGCAATTTCAGCTATCCATTCATGATGATAAGCGGTTGATGTTCCATACCCCAGATCAAGTAATTGGTAGAGATATAACGGGACACAGTAAGGCTAAATGGTTGACGTATAGCAGTACAGCACCATACATACGCTGTCGTGATGTTAGTATAAATCAGATGAAGTACGTAGTCCTATGTGAAGACCTATTCAGTGCTGCTAAGTGGGATTACTTTACACCTGACAATGTATTGGGTATCAGTCTGTGTGGTACAGAGTTAGGTACACTAAGTGCTACGTTACTCCAGAATATACACACAGTAGTAATCCTATCCCTTGATGGCGACGATGCAGGTGACACGGGGACAGTTAAGATACGACGTACCCTGGATATGCTGGGTATTCCACATATCAACAATCAACCACCACGTAACCATGACCCGAAGGATATGCCCGAGGCTTGGTTCAAGGAGCAATTACTATGGAAAAGAAGTTAATTAAAGTGTGTCTAGCAGCGCAGGCTGCTGGTGTGCAGTTTAGACTTATTGGGCGTATCCACAATAACTGGTGTTTTAATAACCCATGTGCATATACCGTAGACAAAGAGAACTACGCACTACTCCTGGACTTCATCGCAGGATCGCAAGATTTCAACTACGGTGACGTAGACCGTGTACGGAAATACTTCGGGCCAGTACCTAAAGCGCCTATAGTAGAACCGCTTATCACCTTCAAACTGGATACAACTGGCCACGGGCCAGTCCGTGCGTACCTCTCAGCTACCGAGATTCGTGCTATGCAACGTGGTATGCGTGGCCTACACGGGGAATTACAATCACCTTTAGCCAAGGCTATCCTGGGGTACGCTGTATGAGTGTCCTGCAATTCAATGTATTAAGGGAGCTAACCTGTGACCTTTTCAATTGACCTGAACATCTTAGCGGCCCTTAGCAACCGGGACCGGTTCAAGTTCCTACGGGCAGCAGTACCCACGGAGATGATCGATAGCAATACCAGTTCTATACTGAATTGGTATGATAAGTATTTCCAGCAATACCCTGAGCATCCTTCGGTAGATAAGTCCGCGTTCGAGACATTCCTTCGATTACGTGGAAACCTATCACCTGAACAGACCACGGTGTTACTGGCTGTATTGGGACGGGTTGAAAGCTGCCCGTCCCCAGAGGTAGTACAGACTACTATCAATCAGTTAGAGGAACTGAATCTATCCGGTGATGTTGGTATGATCCTGTCCCGTTACAATAACGGGGATGATATCGACCTGACTAATAGCCTGCTTGATAAGGCCAATGCTACTAAAGAGCGTATGGTAAAGGCTGGTGTCATTGAAGTAACCGACGAGGAGATGTTAACCGCATCTCTTGAGGCGGCTATGGACAACAGTGGTATTCAAATCCTAGCTATCCCAGCACTGACAGGGCTGCTCAAAGGACTGAATCCCGGTCATAACATATTGATTGGTGCAGATACCAATAAGGGTAAGACAGCATTACTGCTACGTATGGCAGTAGACTCCGCTATACAAGGGCGTGTATTACACCCTAATCGCCCAGTATTGTACCTTATCAATGAGAGTAACAAGGCCGCGCTACTACCACGTCTACGTGTCACAGCATTGCGGAAGCCACTCCCTGAGATTGTAACAATGCAGCGGGACGGTACGTTAGCTCAGGCTTATGCGGGTATCGTTGGTGGGGACACAGCTATTCAGTTACGTAATATCCACGGCTGGACAATGACCCAAGTATTACGGTTAGTGGATGACCTAAACCCATTCATGGTAATTACTGATATGACTGGCCGTATCACAGCTAATTCCAATAAGACTGGAGGTGCTAACGATACAGCGCAGCTAGAGGAGGTATGGAACACATGGCGAGAGCAAGCAACGATCAAGGACTTCATCCACGTAGGGACAGCACAGTTAGGCTTCCTGGGGAAGAATCTGATGTATCCACCACTGAGCGCCTTACAGCTTTCTACGACAGGGATTCAAGCCACGCTGGACTTAGCAATTTTATTAGGTCATTGCGATACCGTTCCCCTGATGACCCGTGGTGTGAGTACCCCGAAGAATAAGCTAGCTCGTGATGGCTTACCTGATGATTCCCAATTACAAACCTATCTCGATAAAGAGATTAACGTCTGGAGTTAATATGATTCAAGTGTCTGGTAAGAAGACTTGTATGGCCCGCGGTTGGAATAACCAATGATCGTAGAGCAGCAATTCTTTGACCACCTAGCAACCACGGCCAAACCTGTACAGCTAGTCTGTAACGTAGATGACCTATCAGCAGCCGCAGCTAGGCGACTAGTGTACCCAGCATATGCCCAGGTTAAGTACGATGGGGTATGGTGTGGTGTAGTACGCTTCGGTGATGAGATCATTTACTTCTCACGTACAGGTAAGCGCTTCTACCTCGACGCTGCCACATTGAACCACACACCTGGTATGTTTGAAGAGCAGGTGGTATACATCGGTGAACTAGTAAATAGTATGCTGAGTCTTGAAGAGCTGTCTGGTGCAGTCAATCCTAATCGGGTTGCACTGTGGGATCAGGCTACCAACGAGGCTATGACCAGTGCTAGTGTATGTTATTTCCACGACTACGTACCGCTGGGAGACTTCGTACAGGGTGTGTGTACTCAGAGTTACGCTCAGCGTGGTGAAGCACTGTGCGAATCCTTAATAGGTACTGGGTTGAAGGTTATCCAGAACGTACCTATGGATAACCTAGAACAGTTTGAGATATGGTCACAGTTTCGTATCAACGACGGCCATGAGGGTGCAGTCCTGAAGCAGATTGGTGCATCGTGGGTAGCTGGGCATAAGAGCTTCCACACCATCAAGCGAGTACGTCAGCTACACCTTGACCTTAAGTGTATAGGTGTTGAGTACGGTAAAGGGAAGTTCGCTGGGCTGATTGCTAAACTAAAGTTTGAGTACGGTGGTAAACCATTCTTTGCTGGACTCGGTAAGGGCTGGACGTTGGAACGTATGCAGCGGGAAACCAATGCGCACGTACATGGTGGTGTGGTAGGTGCTATCTGGCACGTATCAGCATTACAAGTATCATCCCAGTGGGTGCTGAGGCTGCCTAAAACAAACGAACGTCGTATTGACAAGGAGCAACCTGATGAAAAAGCATGGTAAAGTAGGTAAGATTTATGAAGTGAAAGCTACCGGAGAACATGTAATCCGTGTAATTAGTGATTGGGATGTTACAGTAGCTGTGACGTACAGTAGAAACCTGGAACTAAACACCGCAATACCGGCTACCAATAGTGATGGCCTGGTGTACTACCGTGCAGTAGAGTTGCGGAAGGTACACTCTGATATGGTGAAATTCAAGAATGTTTATTCGGGTGAAATATTCTTTGCACACGGTCGTCGTGTCATCAAAGCCAAGGATGGTGGAGGTTATATGCTGGACCCTGAGTTGGATGAGGATGATGTAAATCAAGGTGAAGATGGTTGCTTTCCACCAGGCTTCCTATGTAAATTAGTAACCCCACGGAAGGTGTGCGTGTAAACGCAGCACTAATCACAGTGGCCACGATCAAATGGAAACACTTTTAGAAACTATTTAATTGAATCACTGGAGGCATCCCATGACTTGGGGAATTCTTGATTTTGAAACAGAGACACACCCATTCCTGGGAAGTAAGTCCTCACCACACAGCCCATTGAACTACATCGTAGCTGTGGGCTTTGCATTAGACAATAATGACGTTCAGGATTGGTATCACAACAACGCAGACGAAGCTAACGCTAGTAACTGGGCTGATACAGTATTTGGCCCTGACGTACATATCCTCGTGGCACACAACGCCACCTTTGAAATCCAATGGCTCCTATCCCATAGGCGAGAGCAGTTCCTTGCGTTCATTAAGCGTGGTGGACGGATATTCTGCACCCAGTACGCAGAGTACCTATTAACCCATCAGCAGACACAGTACGCTACCCTTGAAGACTGTGCCATCAAATATGGTGGTACTAAGAAGATCGACGAGGTGAAGCTCTTATGGGAGCAAGGCGTTCTAACCAGTGCTATTGAACCAGCACTACTACGCCGCTACTTAGCTGGCCCTAGTGGTGATATTGAGAACACAAGGACAGTTTGCTTCACACAGTACGCCCACCTAGTACAAGCCGGTATGATTGATGGCTTCTGGGAACGTATGGACAGCCTACTGTTCAACGCGGTATGTACCCACACAGGATTGTACATCAACCGTGAAGTAGCAGCTAAGAACCACAAGGCACAGCTAATCGAGGCCGACGCTCTGCGGATAGAGCTTATGAAACAAATCCCCGCAGATAAACCAGATGAACTGGAGTTTAACTTCGGCTCAGGTCATATGATGTCAGCTTGGTTATTTGGCGGCCCAATTGCATATAGATATAAGGTACATTATGACACGCCAACGTACGTTAAAGTGGATTGTATCACTACAACGGAAGGTGTTAAGGTCTTGCTTGACCCAGTGACAGCATTGCTATGTGATGGAGATAATCGACTCACTAAAGCAGAGTACTGTGACAAGTACTGGGTTAACTTTGTAACCTATAAATCAGGTAAGAACAAAGGCACGATTAAGATTACCCGAGAAGACACCAAAGAGCTGAAGATGAAGTGGGGTGAGGCTACCTACGAATTCCCCGGTCTAATCAACATCGCAGAGCTACCACCGCACGTTCAAGAACTGTACACAGGTAAGAATGCGGAGTACCAAGGGAAGCAAACGCTTCTCGACGGCACACCTGTGTACAGTACAGGGAAGGATAGCCTGGATACCTTAGCAGCGTTCAGCCCATTGGTAGTTCCACTGAAACGACTAACCAATCTGGATAAAGATAATGGCACATACTATATTAGCCACGAATACAACGCCGATGGATCAATCCACAAGACTAAGGGAATGCTCCAGTTCGTACGCCCTAATGGTATCGTTAACCATTCGCTTAATGGTGTATCGACAGTTACAACACGACTATCCAGTAGTTGTCCAAACCTTCAAAATTTGCCGCGAGAAGGTACTAGCCTTGTCAAGCAGATGTTCTCAAGCCGATTTGGTGCAGATGGACAAATTGTTGAAGTCGATTATTCAGCTCTCGAAGTAGTAGACCTAGCAGCTATTGCTGGGGATTTCAACCTCTTAGGAAAGCTAGCTATGGGCGTGGACATGCACTGTCTACGACTGTCCGAAAAGCTTGGGGAAGACTACGACGAAGTGGTGGAGAAGTGTAACAACAAGGAGCATCCAGACCACAAGCACTACAAAGAGATGCGTACAGATATCAAGCGCCCATCCTTTGCCTTCCAGTATGGTGCATCTGATAAGGGTGTATCCTACGCGTCAGGCTGTAGCTTAGAAGCCGCTGTTGAGTTCCGATTACTGGAGACTTCACTGTTTCCAGAGGCAGTAGGCTATAAGTACATCATTATGGACGAGGTAGAGCGTACCGGTATCCTAGCACCTATGTGCAAAGAGGTTAACGACGGTGGTTACTACACCAGTTTCCGACGTGGACACTTCCAAGCCAAGGGTGGTACATGCTATTCCTTCCGCCAGTATATGGCATGGGACAAGGAGGCTCGCCAAGAGATACTGAAATACAAGGAGACACAGGTTGCTAATTATGTTATTCAAGGCGAAGCATCCTTCATTGTACAGACGGCTTGTGGTCGTGTTATCCGCTGGTTGGTGGCTAATGACTTCTTTGGTGGTAACGTGCTGTGTGTCAACACTGTCCATGATGCTATCTACCTAGACTGTGTAAATGAAGAGTGGGCACGCTGGGCCGGTAATCAGGTCGCAGAGATTATGGCCAGTACCCCGAAGTACATGTGTGACAAAATGCCTGGCTATAAGGCTTGGCGCTACGATACCACACCATTCCCAGCCGTTGCTGAGTTTGGTTCCAATATGATGGAGAAAACACACTGTTAACCGCGGAAGAACTACAACAGGAAGTGCACGCGACAAGGACTTTTAGCCGACGTAACGGATTACCAATACCCACACATATCTACATAAGTCCAGATATGTGGGAGGGTGTAATGTACTCTGTACCGATACACATGTGGCGAACATTTAGCCACACCCAGATTAGTAACACATTTATGGGCTAGAAGTTATCCACGTAATTGAACCCAACTACTTTAGAATTCACTAACCAAGGAACCACTATGACTTTAGATTTATTAGCACTACAAGCATTAGCCAACCAAGATGCTGAACAATCCGCAGATATGAACGAAGCCGTTAAGGGCGGTGGTGGCGGTTACACCTTAGCCCCAGCCGGTGAAGCCTTCGCCCGATTGGTGGAAGTAGTTGAGGTCGGTGACATTATCCAGACCTTCGAGGGTGTTGCAAAACCAGCAGCACCACACGTCCGATTAGGCTTTGCACTGTATGACCTTGGTGGACGTAACTACAGCAACCCAGATGGCACACCCATCACCATCCGCACATGGCCATTAGCCTTAAGCCAGAACGAGAAAGCAAAAGCCTTCCTACTGTTCAAGAAACTGAATTGGTCACAGAAGGCTAAAACATTTGCACAGCTCTTGAATGAAGCATACATCGTTAATATTAAGCACTCTGTACCTAAGAAAGCTGGTGACAAAGTACGTCATGAACTTGATCTAGCATCATTCCGCGCACCACTGGATGTGATGACTGGACAGCCTTATCCAGTACCAGCAACATTACCTACGCTGTTCAAGCTATTCCTGTACAAGAACCCTACCATGCTAATGTGGGATTCCTTGAGCGAGTTCCAGCAGAGGGATATCGTAGAGTCCGAGAACTTCCTTGGCTCACCGATGCACAGTCTGCTAGTCCTGGCGGGGCTACCAGTACCACAGAAGAAAGCTGTTGATGCTACCCCAGCAGTACATGTAGCGGCATCACTCCCAAACGTCGTAGCGAGCACACTGGTGAACCCATCTGCAAGTGTGGTCGTGGCTACGCCTCCGAGCGTGATGGTAAGTGCGCCTGCTGTCGTACCCGTAATGCCTGAGATTGCGAAACCACAAGCACCATTTGTAGCTTCGGTAGCAGCTCCGGTTTGAACCCAGTAGCCCTCTTAGCCAGTTTCGGTACATCAGTCGAGACTGTGCTAGAGGCTTCTAAGATTGATGATGCCGTAGAGGGGCGTGTGCTCCTCCTCGACGCTGACAGTATCTGCTACCACGCCACATTCGATTGTGCGAAGCTAGAGACTGCTCAGCGTCGAGCTGTGACAAAGGTGTACGAGGCTATGTACCTCACTAAAGCCAGTCACGTTCGCGTATATACCACACCTGAGGGTTGCTGGAAGAACGGGCGTAGATTGCTTAATGCGGTCAACGTCTACCAGTTCAGCCGTTCAGCTAAGACAAAACCACCCCTACTACAGGAGCTACGTAACAGTTTCCCAACCCTATTTGCTGACGATCCACAGGTGACTGTGATTGCTAGTATGGATATTGAGGCCGATGATGCTATTATCATTGACGCACACGTAGATAAGAACTACGTTGTATGGTCTGAGGATAAGGATTTGAACCTCACACCTAGCGTTAAGTACGAGATCAAGACTGGACGTATGCGCTCTATTGCGGATACGTATGGTTGGTTAGCTGAGACAACAACACCTGCGGGGAAACTCAAAATTGACGGGCACGGGACTAAGTTCTTCTGGTGTCAAATGCTTATGGGAGATTCAGCAGATAATGTTAAAGGTATTCAGAAGTACAAGGGAAAGCTTTGTGGCCCTGCCGGTGCACTTAATGCTTTGGTTGATATCCAAAGCGAGTCTGCCGCAGCCAATCTGGTTATCATGGGCTACTCCGCCATCAGTCAGAACATCCTACCCGAGGCCGAAGCGTTATGGCTACTAAGAACTAGGGATGACTCAGCATTGAAATACATTTGGTCACTAGACCTAAACCCAGAAGCCCGCGCGTATATCACGCATTGTACAACCCTACCGTTATATATGACCGAGGAACAATACATCGAAAGGACTAATCCAGAATGGCAGAGCTAACCCCGTGTAAAGATCACGGATGTAAAGGCTACGGTCTGGGCTACGCTACGGCATGGGTAGTCCATGAAGGTAGGAAGAAGCCTACAACTAAGCACAGACGAGTGCATTATGAAGCCACGGGCGAGTGGCCTGATGTGGTACGCCACAAGTGTGACAACCCACGCTGCATTAACCCTGAGCATTTAGAAGGTGGCTCCCACATAGATAATATGCAGGACGCTGTGAAGCGTGGTCGGAATAAGTACCCAGAATCCAAAGGTGAGTCCAATGGGCGGTGTGTGCTATCCGATATCCAAGTATCAGCACTTCGGGCTGAATATGTGCATGGCTCCAGAACACATGGTTGTAAACCTATGGGCCAGAAGTACGGTATAGGTATGACCCAAGTATCAAGACTTATACGAGGAGAGCAACGTGGATAAACCAAAACCGTTACGTGTGATAGCTAGGGGTGCGTTAAGAGCATTCACTATAGGACATCTAAAGGTAGCGCAGGGTGGATTGTGTGCAGTATGTGGTCTACCCATCTCACTGCAGACTATGGGGAAAGGCTCGAACTACGTAGCTGACCACAACCACCAGACTGGAGAGATTCGAGGTGTACTGCACCGTAGCTGTAATGCAGGTATTGGTAAAATGGAGGGTGCATTAGGGCAGTGGGTATGTAAGGACACTAGCTATGAAGCTATGATCCCAATGTTAGAGCGATGCTTAGCGTACTACAAAGCACCCGGCACTGGTATCCAGTACCCGGGCCACAAATCAGCATCCGAGGTGGCCGAGGCTACTCGACTTAAACGAAACAAAGCAGCCGCGTTAGCGCGGGCCTCTGCTAAATTGAAAGATAAGGCTTTGGAGAAATAATGCGCGGATCGCTAATGAAATTAGCTACTACGGCACAGCATATTGCTTTGCTATTGGAGCACACAGATAACGTTGCGGCGGCAACCGCCTACACAGAGCTGATGCACAAGCCAGTAACCTACCAGAACGTAGTCTATTGGCGGAGCATCTTCATTGACCACCAAGGCAGTCAAGCCAAGGCTGACGCAGGTATCATTGCAGAAGCTAAACCCATCCGTAAAGCGTTACCTGGTGATGATCTAGGTGCGCTACCAGACCTAGCGCGAGAGTACAGCTCTATCCTAGTAATCCCAGATCAACATGCTCCATACGGCCACCCAGACACTAATAATTTTCTACGTGCAGTAGGTCTTAAATACCTACCTGAAGTAGTGGTGAACCTTGGTGACGAAACGGACTTCCATGCCCTATCATTCCATGATGCAGACCCAAACCTTGACAGTGCCGGTGTTGAACTACATAAAGCACAGGTGGCAGTACGGGAACTAGCAAAGCTATTCCCTAAGCAACTAATCTGTGATAGTAACCACGGTTCAATGGTGTTCCGCAAAGCGAAGCATCATGGTATTCCGGTACAGGCTATTAAGTCCTACCGAGATATTCTATTCCCACACGGTGGGGGTAATGGTTGGTCGTGGGCAGATCATTGGGTATTGCAGACAGCACTTGGCCCTATTCGATTCCAGCACCAAGCGGGTAATCCACTAGGTGAAGCAGCGCACGTAGGCTGCAATCTGGTAGTTGGGCATAACCACAGTCTATTTGAAATCAGCTACGCAGCATCTACAGGTAAATTATACTGGGCTGCTACAGCAGGTTGTTTAGTAGACAATACGAGCCTTGCGTTCTCTTATGGAAAAGTATTCCCTAAGAAACCTATTATTGGGTGCATGGTAATTCTTAACGGTAGACCGCAGCTAGTGCCTATGGTGCTAGATAGCAAAGGTCATTGGATTGGAGCTTTATAATGGTGTTATACCGTGTTGTCAGTATCACGACTGAAAGTGTGAGTAATCGGGCGTTTAGTCTAGGGCAGGAGTATACATTAAGACCTGGCGATGACCGCACCAGAAATGGTTTTGCGTTATCGGTTCCAGTACTTAAATCAGATATCTATGCCACAGTAGTAGGTCATTGTCTCCTACAGCGGGTTGATACGATCGACACACCACCTACGCTACCAGAGGTATCCGTACCACCCACTGTAAACCACGATGGGAAGGATGATGGGAGTAAGGGTGATCCGACTATGCTGTTCAGTGGTTGTGCTAATGCCTTAAACGCTGTGCAGCAAGTCCTTGAGGGCGGTGCTAAGAAGTACGCAGCTAACACATGGCAGAAG